GCCCTTAGCGTAGCCATAGTTGCACTCCATAGCTAGGTATCTGACTCCCGTAGCGTTATCATAGAATTTGCGGAGGCCCAAAACAAGGCCGGTTTCGGGGTCAGTCACCGGGCCAGCGGCCTCGTAGGTGTTGCCGGACTGGGGCTGGAGGTAACGCATCGCAATGGCAATCGCATTCGGGTGGCACGCGAAGCCCATGACGCTCGCGCCGGACGCGAACAGGTTGTTCAGTTCGTAGAAGTCAAACCCGAGCGCACGCATAACTTTGCCTTCCTGCAATACGCCAGTGTCGCGGAACATCTGCGCCTGAACAAAGTTCGTGACGCCGAGGAGCGCATCGTAGGGCGTGCAATCAATCAGCATGGAGCGCGGGTCAACCGGCACGTCATTCTGATTCAGCAAGAGCCGCGTAGCGCGAAGCTGCGGCACGTCAAGCGCGGTGCTGGAAACTGCCGTAGCCAACGAGAAGTTCGCCGTAGTCACGAGGCTCAGAATGTCCTGCATGACGAGCGTAGCGAGGGCCGCGCCCTGCTGACGGCCAAAACTCTCCAAGCTAGACGCCGAGGAATTCGCGGCGGTCAGGTCATCCTGCCCGACGGCGAGGAACTTATGGCCGGTGAGGCTGACGGTCACAACGGACTTGGTGCCGTTGCAAACCGCATACGAGCCGCCAAACGTGGTAGCCGTCAGGTTGCTGACAACGGGAACAAGCACGCTCGCGCCCTTGGTGCCGGGCGAGGCGGAGAAGTTCGTGCTGAAAGCGCGGAGCGGGGCGAGAACTTTGACAAACGCCTCAAGTGCGCTTTGTGCAAAAATCTCGTCGTCGAGGTTGGTGTATGTAGCCATGTGTTTGTTTGTTTATGTTACTTGCTGAGAGCGGCCAGCCGCGCAGCGTCATTGGCGGCGCGGATTGCTTTCCGGTTTTCGCGGAAATAGATGGCCCGCTTATTCGGGTCGGTGATTGCGGCAAGCGCGGCAGCGTGGTCGACGGGAGTGCCGGAAGCGTTGCCGGAAGGAGCGGCAGCAACCGGATTCACGCCAATGCCCGCAACGATTTCAACCGCCTTGGCCGTCGCCGTCTTGGTCACGCTGTCAGCCAGCTTAACCTTGTCAGCTTCAAGCACGGCAACCTTAGCAGCGAGCGCATCGCGTTCCTGAATCAGAGCAACCTTTTCGGCGGCGAGGGCATCGCGGGCGGCAGCGGCTTGGGTAAGCAGCGAGGACGCATCAATCGCGGCCTTGGCGTTAGCTTCGGACTCGGCCTTGAGGCTGCCGATTTCGGCCTTGAGGTTTGCCAGTTCTTGAAGTGCGGTCATAAGTTTTGCTTTTCGTTACATTACGCAGACTTATCTGTCAAGAGTGCGAGCAGTATTTTTTTTGCTTCGTTGGAATCGCGCACCATTTCGTCAACGAGTTTAACGCCTGCGGACTGGTAGCCCATGAACGTCTGCCCCTGCATCGTTTCGTCGTCCATACCGGGCCGGTGCTTTTTCACGTGTTCTTTGAACACTTCGGCAAGGCTATCCACTTTGGCCTGTATCTCAGCGGCTTGGGCTTCCGAAAGCGACGTGCCGGGAACGCCTGCGCCCTTGAACTTACCAGAGCGAAACACGTTGACGATGATGCCCATTGCTTTCGCCATCGCGGAAATGTCCTGATGCGCCACATAAACGCCAATGCTGCCAACCTCTGCGGACGGCGTTGCAAGGATGGCGCGGGTAGGGGCCGCAAGCCAGTAAGCCGCCGAGCAGCACAAACCCGACGTGAAGGAAATCGTTGGCTTGGTAGCCGCAACGTCTTCAATCAGGCCCGCAAGCTCTGGTGTGCCTGTGACTGTGCCGCCCGGCGAATTGAAGTCTAGGAGAATGCCCTTGACTGCGGGATTGGTAGCCGCGTCTTCAAGCTGGGTGCGAATGGATTCGGGCCGCGCAAAGCCTAGCTTGGAAGCAAATGCTGGCAGTCCTGCTACAATGGGGCCGTGAATCTGGATTGTGGCAATGCCGTCGCCGTCAACTTCAACGCCCTCGTCATCTTCGTCGTCCTCAAACAGGTCGCTGAAGATGTCGGCTTGAACCTCGGACAGCTTGGCAAACCATCGGCGCGGTTCAATGAGTAGAAGTTCCTGAGTTTCTAGGATTGCTTTCATTCGGTGGGTGCGTCAACGCCCGCAATTTCTTTTTGGGCGGAAGTGATAACTAGCGACGGGTTAGAATTGCGTTCTTGCAAGAATGCCAACACGTTGCCAATAGCGACGTTGTGTTTTGCGGCAAGCTCTGCGGCAGTGGCAAACAGGTCGTCAACCTCGGCTTTTTGTTGCGCCCGCTCCTCTTGCCAGTCTTTGCCGCGCCGGGCAGCTAAGTCTCGCAGCGTAACCATGCCGAGTTTGTATTCCTCGCGGTCAACTTGCGACGAATACCCCTTGTCTGCGGTCAACTCCTCTGGCGTCTGGTGCGAGAATTTCCACCAGTCGGCATTTGCTGGAAGTTCTTTGCTCTTGATTGCTTTCGCAATGCGCCAAGCGTCAATGCGGGTCGCCATCTTTTGCGCAATGGCTTGATATTTTTCGACGGTGGTTTGCGCAACCTCCATGACCATTCGCAGAGACGCGCCGCCAATCTTGCTTGCGTCGTAAGTCAATTCCACCGGCCAATTGATAGCCTGCAAACCGTCCCGCGTGACACGTTCCCAAAACGCTTGCGAGTTTTGCGACGGGCGCGAGCTTTCGGGAAACTCTACTTTGCTGCCGCTATTGGCGCGGAACACGCGAACAGAGCCGCCGTCAACACGCTCCTCGTAAATGGTGCCTCCGTTCGCGCCCGTAAAGCTCTGCATTTCGTCCGCGTCGGGGTCTAGTGCGCCCTCCTCGGTATGTTCCACCACGGCGTAACTGGCTTCTTTCTTGAGCGCGAGCCGCAAGAATTCAAACGCTTGCTTGCGGTCCTGCCAATCACGAATGCCCGACGCAATGCGACTCACTCCGCGCACCTGTTCCGCAAAATCAGGCTCAAAATAAAGCACCAAATCCGCCGCGCTCACCTCTTGAAACGCCGTGAAATCAGCGTTGTAGATTCGGTAGCCAATCGCCCGGCCATAGTCATTCAGAATGACGCCGTTGATAATGTTCCGCCCGGCGAACGGCCCGCTTTCCACCTTAGGCAACTCGCTAGGCGAGCCGATTCTGTGCGCCGGGATAAGCTGAATTTGAGGGTAAGCGGCGTCTTCGCTTTCCGTTAGGAGAATGCCAATGTCGCCGTCCCGAATAATGGACGTAAGCGAGACTTCCAAGGCGGAGTTCCAATCATACGCCCCACCGCCAAGCACACAAATCTTGTGCCATTCGTAAAGCAAAGTCTCGGCACGCTCGCCCCACGCTTTATCCGCGCCATAAAACTGCGGGATAAACGCATTGCCGATTGCGACGCGGGCAATAGTCTTGATTGCGTTTTGCAGCGGCGGGCAGTTGGCAAAGAGATACCGGCCAAGGCTCAAGAGTTCACGCTGCCCGGCTGCCGCGATGTTGGAAAAGTCGCGGGCTTGCGTGATTATGTAAGGCCGGTTTCTGTCCCATCGCGCCGCGTCATAAAGCGTGTTGCCTTGCGTGGAATAGGGCTTCCCGTAGGCGTCTAAAATTCGGATGGGCTGTGTGGCCATAGGTCAACGCTCGGGAACGTAGTTGTCGAAGCTGCAACGGGCGCGGGTAACGAGTGCGCCGTAGTCAGTCGGATTGATTTTGCGAAGGGCGTAGCGGCATTCCTCCAAAACCTCGCGCACTGGCATTACAAACGACTTGCTTGTGGACGTGTTTCCGCTGCTCCAAGACATGATAGTCTTGCCCTCCGTAATCATAGTTTTGGCCTGACTACGGATGGCGAGGACTTCAGCCTCTGAAAAGTCGGCAAAGATACCGGTTGCCATGCCGCGCAACGTAAATCAGCAAAGCTAATTTGACAAGCCCTTAGAATTAGGCGGGCTTCAGCTCATAATCAATCACTGCCCCCCGGCTAAACGCCGACGCATCCATAGCGACAAATGCTTGCAGAAGGCAGTCGCCATAGTGATTGTTTCCGCTATCCTGCCACTTCGTAACACTTCGCCCGTTTTTCTTGTCGGTCACTTGCTTTTCGTCTTGCAGCTCTGCGATAAAGTCGGAGCCAACGTCAACTGGCAATTCAAACTTCGGCCCCTTGCCTTTAAGGACAAACAAATAAAGCCGGTCTTTGTAGGAGCCATTGGCCCATTCAATGCGCGTCACGCCCTTGCTGCTCGCGTTCTTCGTGCCAATGAACGGGTCAATCGCCTTCACGCGATACGGCCTTTGAATCATGCTGCCGCTTGCCGTTTTGTGAGCGAAGCTGTCTTGAGCAGAGCCGCGCATGGCAATCCACGAATAGCGGACGCACTCGCGGAGGATTTCCGTTGCTCGGTTGCCGTCACCAGAGTCAATAAACACGCCCCGGTTGGCTATGCCGTGCGCCGTTTGGTAAGCTCGCAGGTCGTCAAAGGTGGAGAGGCTGCCGTAGTCCACAACGCGCATTTCGCCGCCTTCGCGCAATTGGGCAAACACGAAGCGCAGGTAGTCCTTCTGCACGTCAACAGACAGGATGCGAGTAACCCGCCGCTTGTCCTGCTCATCTACCGGCCAAGGTTCGCCGCGCTTGTAGCTGCCGCAGAGCCGCCGAATTTCCGCTTCGTCTGCGGTGTCGCCCATTAGGAGCCAAGGCTCGCCAAGGGTTTCTCGCACAAAGGATTTTAGAGCGTCAATCTCGCCGGACTCTGCCCGCTCTTTGGCTGCCAAGAACTCGCAGGCAACGTCATCCCACTTTACCCACAAGCTGTAAATGGCATTCCAGTAGAACGATTGAACGCCCGGCTCCGGCACTGGGTTTCTGTCGTGACGCTCCAAGGTTTGCAGCAACTTGAATTGCTCTGACTGCTGAATGTCGCCGCCGCATTGCTCGCATTGGTAGCGAACCGTTTTGCGAAGCTCGCTCCAATTCCATTTTCCAGCCGGGCGCGTCACATCGTTCGTGTCCCATACCATCCCTCCCTTGTCGCGTGCCTCTGGAAAGACAACGGACTTCTCCCGGCCAAATCGGAACGGTTGCCGGTGCTGGCAATGCGGGCAGGCCCAATTAAAGAACGTCTGCGTGCCTTGCGCCCAATGAATATGCACGTCGTCACCCGCGTTCATCGGTGTGCTTATCAGCACGGTCTTTGAATTGCGGTAAGAGCGAACCCGCTTCATTACCTTGTCCAAACTCTCGGGAGGCCAGTCACTGACTTCATCGCAGATCAACCATTTGACCGGAGTTGACTTGAGTTTGCTTGGAGAATTTGCGCCGCGAAAGTAGAGCGGCATGGACGTAAACTGAATCAAGTTCAACGTCTTACCCTCTCGCCTTGTCGGCAGCCGCTTAACCACGTCGGGGATCTGTTCAAACAGAGGCAAGAGCCGCGCCTTGGTAAACTCTTCGATTGCCTCCTCAGACGCGCCAACCCAAAACGTAGGGCCGGGAGACTCGCAGATTGCCCAAGCCGCGAACACCATTAGAGTTTGAGTCTTGCCAGCCTGTGCGCTTACCATCAAAACAACCTTGCGCGTCTGCCTATCTTGCAAGGCGTCAAACACCGGGCGCACCATTGGCGAAACGTCGGTGCGATACGGCCCCTCTATCTGCGACAAGCCCGACAAATCAACGCGAGACTCGGCCCATCGCCATAGCTGTTCGTCGCTTGGCGGGGTAAACCATTGCTCAATTGAAGCGGCTAGTTGCGCGGCGGCAGTCATTCCTTTTCACTGGGAACGTATGGCATTTTTGAAAGCTCGCGGAGCGCGGACCTTAGCCCCTCATTGATTCTTTGCGCCACAAATTCACCGGGCTGCTGGTGGCAAATCGAAGCCAACCCGTCACCAAAATTCGCAAGCCGATTTGTAAACGCCGTGCAGATGTTTCCGCAAGTTTGCTGGACTAGGGAAAGCTCTAGCAGTTTGCCCTCGCGTTCCATAACCTCAAGAT